AGGGTAGTAAGGAACTTCTTGTACGTCAATTCCAAGAACACGTGTTGTACGTGCTCCGCCGAATGTCTGTGCTCCACCATCAAGGTATGCTTGACGATTAGTTGGAGTTCCGCCAGCTTGTGAAGCAAATGCTTCAGCAACTGCGTCTGCTAGAGTACCGTTATTCTTAACGATTCCCTGGAATGCATCTGTACCAGCATAGAACTTCAAGTTAGACTTGATAGCACGATACTTGCGTGGCATTGCTAGAATGATGTCTTGCATTACATCTGTTGTCCAGGCGTTATTAGTGACTGTTACAACTGACTCATGAGCATCACCCTCTGTTTTGACCTTATTAACAAAGCCTTCCATAATTCCAAGGAAAGCATCGCTGCCTGAACCTACACCATTAATGGCAAGATCTTCAATGTCATTACCGAATGCGTTTGTCATAAGACGAACGATGTGATCTTCAAGTGCTGCACCTTCGATGTTATCTTCTAGTGCTTCTGAAGTTACTTCCCAGTCAAGACGAATCTTCTTTGTAGTCAATTCAACCTTTGTGAAAGTTGCTCCAGCGTTTGTGTACTCTCCGAGTGATTGTGTTGCAGAACGAATTACACGCTCTCCGACGTTTACCTTTTCGAGTTCCATTGTGTTGGCTCTCATAGTAACACGACGGCCATCTTGGGCGAGAATGGTTGCATCCCACACGTAGTCAATAAAACGACGTGCTTGCTCTGGGCGTAGGATACCTGATCCAGCCTCACCTGAAGGGTTTACTGCGTTGGCACCTGATGTAATACCTGATAGTGCTGTTGGGATATTGTTTAATACTCCGCCATCAGTGTAATTACCTGGTGTGTTAACTGCTGCATCTGAACCTGATGCAAATGCTCCCTGACCCTGATAGAGTCCTGGTGCTGTTGAGCCAATGTTACCTGAAGTACCTGGCTGGTTCTTTTCTATATTTTGTTCCGACATATTGTCACCTCCTAGTGATTTTATACTTATCGATTTTTTTAATTGAATAAGTCGGCTGTTTTGAGGAAACTACCGCCCCATAGGGATTTTTCAACCGTTTCAGGTTGATTCTGTACTATCTCGCCGAGATCGCCAGACTTTCGGAAAGCAGTATCTGCTTCTACAGCATCTACTCTCTTACCAAATTCATTGAATACATTTGATGCTGCTGCAATATCTTTTGCTACCGCTTCAAATGAGTTTTTTACTTCATCTACATCTACCTTTGAAGACTTAAGAAGTTCTACTTCTGCTTGTAAAGATTTGACTGTTGATACTAGATCGCTAAAGGCTTGGTTAAGATCGACAGAGTTGTCTGCATCTGCAGCAACTTCATCTGACTTAGGAGCCATTGGCTTCATTGCCTCAGCCTCTTTAGCAGCTGCAATTTCTTCATCAGTCATTGGCTTTTCAGCTTTTTCTGTTGATTCTTCTGCATCTTCTTCAGCATCTTCTTTACCATTAGATGGCATTACTGCCTTCTCTGTATCAGATTTTGCTACTGCTGCTTCGACTGCTTCTGTTGCTTCCGCAACTGCAACTGCCTCTGGAGCGACCTCTACTGCTTCAACTGCAACTTCTGATTTCTCAACGATTTCTTCTGTTACGTTTTTTGTTGTTTTTGCCATAGGATTTGCCTCCTTGTTAATCTTAGAAGTATTAATGCCTTTAGCACTATCAACTAAGAACTTTATCATGTTTGTTTTTTCATCATCCGTTTTTTCAACGAAACCTATATTTGACATCTCATTGCCATTTACTGGGCTGATCTCTGAGTCATTCTCTGAAACCATTACAAGGCCAGACTCTTTGTCCCAAAACACATTCTCAAGCAATGTTTCATCGCCCTTAATAATATCTACGCCATCGACCTTTTCAACAGATACAATATTTGCAAATTGATTAGCAGGGGAATCAACAAGACTCAACTCTACCAAATCATATTGCTTAATAACTCTAATCGTCTTATCTGCTTTCTCATCATATGCGTCATCCCACTTGTTCATTCTTCCGCCAATTGAAAAACCTTGTAGGGTTCCGTCAAGAACCTTTTCCCAAGTATCTTGTGCGCCTTTAGAAACATAGGCAGAGACAAAAACTCCATTATAGAATTTCTTTGTTTCTGGATCAAAGTACTTATCTGATTTAAAAGATACCATTTTGCCTACTGCTAAAGGTTGATGCATTTCTCTAATGTTCCCACGAAACTTTGCAAATGCATCCATTGACGCTTCTGCTGTTACAATGTCATCTTGTTTATCAACATTATCTAGTGATGCAAAGCCTGAAACGATGCGTCGTTCCTTATCAACCTTAGTAAGTGGCATTGATAGACGAACATTTTCCCCATCTGTATCCCAGTGGGCTTTTGATATACTATTCACTATTATATTATAATCCCTTTTTATTCGTTTATTTAAAAACCATGCTTATTCATCAAATTTACGGCCTTCGCCTTTTGGGTTTCTTCCAGCAACAGTTGACGGGCTGTCAGAATTATTGTTGGTTCTTTCTGAATCTCTTGCTCTATTGGCAGTAGCATCTGCTGCTTGTTCTGGCTTCATCTCTAAAGGTTCGTCTCCACCATCTCTTTGTGGCATACCCAAAATTGTACGAGCTTCATTTGGAACCATAATTTGAGTCTTAACATATCTCTCAAGAATTTGAGACTGTGTAATCTCATCAGTTAGGGTAAGCTCGTTAAACTTAAAGTCTAGGATGTCTGTTTTTTCACGAATAATCTTGCTAATCATTTTATTTAATTTATCTTGTGCTGGTCTTGCTACCTGCTCTTTAAATGTTCTGTCTTGAGAAAGTGCTGCTGCAATGCCAGAGGCGTCGCTGCCACCTAACTTAGACAAAGGAACTTGATGAGCTATTAGAATATCATCACGGTTTTGTTTGCGATACTTTTCAAATGATCCTTCTTGAACGCCGTTTTCAATTGGCTCCATTTTGAACTCAACCTTGTTGGTTTCTGAATCTCCTGGAAGTGGAATGTAAAGGGTTCTATGTGATTGACCCTTAAGTCCAGTTTGAAGGAATCTAAACATTTTGTCTTCTGCATCTGAGGAAAGCTTTGCACCTTTTAGAGTCACGACATATCTTGGAACAGCTTTGTTTTGGAAGTAGTCAATGTTGTATTGAGAAGCAAGGCTATCACCATATAAAGAATTGATAGCCGAAATAATATCTGGAACTCCATAGAATGTATTTAGCGGTGAGTATTGTTTAAAGTGAATTATCTCATTTGGTCTAGCGTCAGTACCTAATGGGTTTGGATTTGTCGCTCCAAAGTTACGGAAGTATACAACCTTGTTTCCAATAACCTGTACGTAACCATCACGAAGTCTGCGAACACGAACTGTTGTAGAAGGGATGTGACCAATGTAGCCAATCTCCCCCTTTACGGTTCTGCCGACTTCAAGGTAACCATTACCAGTTGCCTGTAGATCTGTCTCAACCTTTTCCATAGACGTTGTAAAAGAATCATCGCTATTTAGACTTTCTAGCCAATCTCTAACTTCAATCTTTGCTCTTTCAATTCGCTTTCTTGCACGATCTATTGAGGCTGCATCTGAAGAAGACTCAAGCTTTAGCATTGTTCTTGGAGATACTTCAAAGTCATACCCTAGACCAACAATGTTCTCTACTTTTGCATCAATGGCAGCATGGTTAGCAAATGATGTATCATAAAAATTAGCAAGCTCATACATATTCCAAGGTGGAGTAATTACATCAAATAGTCCGTAGCCGTTACGATAAATTAATCCAGGGTTTATCTCTTTTGATTGTGCCCCGTTAATACCAGAGCTAACAGCACGAGCTGCATCAATATATCCTTGTGATGCGTCAACTTTAGATAAATCTGTCTCTAATGATTTGACTACACGAGAGCTTCGACGTTTAAAGTTATTATCTAAACCGCTAAGGTTTTTTAAATCATCCCAAGATTTATTAAATGGGTCTTGTTTTTCAAATGTGTCGTCGGCTGCAATTGCCTTATCAATTCTTGCACCAATTACATAATCGTTTGTATCTGACATTAGTCATCACTTCCATATTTTGCAATTGTATCTTTTGCTGCTTGAACTGCACCAAGATCGTTTAAAGAAGGAATTAAGCCTTCTGACATTCTTTGCTTTTGCTCAGAATATTCTTCTTCTGAAATTCTAGTAAGTCCTGGAACAAATACACACGTTCCATCTCCTTCATCACCATAATGCTTTGCTGCTGTTTTGAGTTCAGAAATTTTAGAAAGGTCACCCTTCATTGAGGGGATGTTTAGAACTGAGCCATTTCCGTCTGTAAACCATTTACCGCTAGCCTTTTTGTAGACATACAAGCCCCAATCGTAATGCTTTTCAATAACTTTTACCTTGGACTCACCAACTTGTCCCTTCATTTTAGGGGCTGGTTTACGCTTTTTCTTTTGATTTTCAATATTCATAACCATAAGTATACCATATTAGATAGCATTCTCTGTGTTGCTTGTCCATAAAACATCTTGATAGAATAGATATTGGTAAGACCCAAACTTTAAAATCTTATCTGGACCGTCTCCCACAATGATCTTGTTGGTTCCTGTGTAAATCTTATAAATAATTGATGGATCTACCCCATAATAACTGCTAGAGGCAAGAATTAAAACATTATTCCAAGTTACGCTTGGTGAATCCCAGTAATTCCAGTCAAGCTCACCAGATATATCTGTCTTGACTTTAAACCATGGCCTATTTACTACCTTTTGCTTTTCTTGTAAATTTGTTGATTGATAATAAGAAATAGTATTAGTTAAAATTGGTCCAGTTATTTTAATTGATCCCACAATATTTGAAAAATTAAGAGCATTAATAAATGAAAGACCCAAGAAGCCCCAATCCTTGGTGGTAATTATAGGCTCTTTAACAACCTTGCCATTCCAGTAAAATCCAATATCATTTGAAATCTGTCCACTGTAGGCATCAACAGCATAGAGTTTTGCTCTTCTTCCCTGTGGATCATTGGCAACCATATAAATTTTAATTACTTTATCCCGTGACTCAATCTCAAATATTTCTGTTGCTGCAAAAGGGAAAAAGTCTTGAGTATATCTAATCGCTGCCTGGATTGCAATAACCTTAAACGAGTTTACTGCGTTTTGATTTATTGGAATTGATACTCCACGACTAACTATTGGGTCATAGGTTCCTTTCAACTCTATACCGCTATGCCTTGTTGTGTATAAATATGGAGAGCTTCCTTTGTATATGGTAAAAGGGTTTGGACTTTTATAGTCATAGTAAATCCCTGTCTTTTTGTATGGATAAATAGAAGTTCCAAATCTTGTACCAATAGGATTTGGAGAAACATCATTAAAGGCTTGAGAACAAAGTTGTAAACTTTTAATATTAACCCTTTTCTTTAAAGAGGATTTAACAGTAAAGTCAACATGCGTTACTACAGCAATATCTAAAATGTCTGAAGTTTTTGGAGGATACAAGATTGTATTATTAACTACTTCATACTTTGTGTTTATCCAATTGGTCCCTGGTTCAATAACTCCTTCTTTGGGAGCTAGCTCAGCATAGGTAAAAAATTCATCTACTGCATTGGCTCCAGAAGATAAGTACTCAAATGATATATGGGT